GAACCTGGGATTTCAATACAGTTTGCCATTTTGGTTTGTTTTGTGGTGGTGCTAAGGGGACGCTTCGCGTTACAACCTGCGGCCCCCTAGCTGGTTTGGCTTCTACGACTTCACGTCCTTGTTTCGCCGTATATCCTCACTCACTTCGACGTAATATGGCACTAAAGCAGGATACTCGGTAATGCTTGCCAATACAGTGCCAACCAGTTTAGACATTCCTTCCGGTGTGGGTGCAAAGAAGGGGTAATCTTCCGTATCGATTATGGTAGTTATTATGACCCGATATTTCATAATGTTGCTCCTATTTGGTTCATTCAAACTCCGCCTGCCCTGCTTCGATCAGTTCGGCACCACGCTGTTCGCACAGGTAGCGTTTGTCCTCGTCCCCTAGCATGGTGAGCAGGTTTTGCTTCCTTTTTGCGCCAAGCCCATACTCGCTGCTTTCCCACTGCCTTTGCATGTCGAGCGTCTGGGTGTGTGCATGGGTGTAATAGTCCGTGCCTGCTTGGAACACGTCGAGAAGGCTAGAGCCTTGGTTGCCACGGCCCTTTTTGAACAGGTAGACGAGGTCCTGCACCCGTCTTCTGGTGAGCTGTGCAACGCTCTCCGCCTGCGGCGATGCTTCGAAGCCGGTGAACAGACGTGTGGCCTTGCTTTCGTCACACGGTTTCGCCGCAATGGTTTCGAGAGTCTCGTAGAACTCCGCCCTTACTCCGATGGCACGGTCAATAACCTTAGCAATGTCTGGCAGTCTTGCTACGGCGTGTTTGGAATGCCTGAGTCTCACGTTAGTGGTGTCCTCATCCTGCTCGTCCAATGCCACTTCTCGGCGAACGCTCGCCAGGTTCATGCTGTAGGTGTTGTCACACACTGTACATATAGAGCTATTCATCCAGAAAAGCTCCGAGCTTTGGTCGTGACTACTTCCCGCGGTGAGGAAGTCTTTGAACTCCCGTTTTGCAACCTTTCGCACGTGATCTTGGTCGAGCTTGATCGTGACGAATATGCGCCCACGATTGCGGAGACTGCCTGCGGAGACTATTTTGTGGGCTGTGCCCCCAATGGCGCTTTCTACCATGTCGAGGAATTGTGTGTTGGTGATCACGCCGTAGGACGGGCCGATAGGTTTCCCGATCAGGTGATTGTTGTCAGTGCAACGAAGCATGTCGAAGCCCGTTTGGCTAAACGCCCCTTCGATGCCTTGCTTGTCGTTTACCACGTAAAGCGGAATGCGCTCCACGTCCCATTTCGTAAGCCAACAGGATCGCAAGGCGATTCGTGGCACGATCGTGGTCAAGCCGTGCCATGCTTGCTCGACGCCTTCTTGGCGATCAAGGTTGAGGATGTTGTGACTCATACGTAGCGGTCCCTTTCTACTTGGTTTTGTGTTTTTGGTTTTGTTGGAGTGAAAGCCTTTTGGACCTGCGGTCCATATCGCCCTTGCCTTGCGTACCGGACGATTGCGTAATCACTCATTGGCCTTGCGCCCAGCCGGAGTGCTTGCAAGGGATAATTGGTGACCAGAGTCTTTTGCATGGCATTATCCTGGCAGAATCGCCGGCGGGAAGAAAGCAGAATATCTGCTTTTATTTGGCAGGGAATTGCAAGCTTGGCATGCTCTGTGGAGCAAAGCTTAGGATGCCCGAATGAAGCAGCTTTGATGCCAAGATTGCCAAAATGCAACTTTTTTCACTTTTTTCTTGCAATCGCTCCTAGCCTCTGCCAGGGTTGCTCTATGCCAGAGCTATCAGCTAGAGCGCAAGCAATCGCGACTTGGTTGCATCCTAGCGCAATTTGGCTTCTGGCTATGCAGGCATGAAAAGAGCTTTACAGGTCCGACGCTGCCCAAACTGTGACAAAGAATTTAATCAAACCAGGCACTGGCAAGTTTATTGCAGTAAAAGGTGCCGGAACAATTTCTACTGGAAGACTCATGAGGTGGTGAAGATAGATCAAGAGAGGTTAAAAGAATCAGCGTGAGTGAACCCGATTTAAAAATCTCGGTCAAGCTCCTTGAAAGTTTTGTCTATGGCTGGTATAGACCAGCAATGGGTCGGTATCTTTATATCGGCTCGTCGTCATCATACATGAAACGGGTCATAAACCATAGGGTTCTCAACAAAGTTGATAAGTATTTAGAGGACGATGAAATACACTTTTGGAAGGTGCCGAAAGAAAACAGAGTGGTTTTCGAAAATCATCTAATAGAGGTTTTCAATCCAGTCTATCAGCACTACGGAAATGTTATGAGAACCAGATGGTGGAAAAACACCAACATAAATCAATGGAAACCTAAATGAGCGCACACTTAGCATCGTCAGATTTTGGATTCGTGAAAGAAAAGCTTTGGCGGCCTGCCTTCGGCACGGGCTTCTTTCACGGCATTCCCGTGTCCGGTAAAGCCATCGCAACGGACGGAGTGCTTTTAGTAGTCGAGAGAGAAGATGGCCAGTTGTTCGTGGGACATTTGGCGAACTTCGTACGGCCTGAAAAGCCAAAGGCTTTGCACGAACGAAAGAAGAAAGAAGACATGGAAAACGCCATAGAGCGGGAAAGGTTTGAATGAGCGAAATGCCAGCGGTGTTACGGAATTTTTTAGCATCTACCACACTAGACCAAGCGTGGGAAATATGGGAGTATCTGGAGTGCTGTCCCAGTGCTCTAGACAATATGGTAGAGATAGTTGCACAAAGACATGACGACCTTATGAAGGAAGCTAAGTGGAAGGAGAAAGCAAAATGAACAACGACGCAGGCGGGTTGATTGTGTTAGCAGGATTGTTTCTTTATCTTGCAATGCGGGACGATGTGAGGAAAAGTGCCCGCGAAACGTGGGGAAGCATTGGCCGATTCGTGTGGTGTATGGTTGTAGCGGTAGCTTTCCTTGCCGTGTTGTTAATATTGCAAGGCCTTTTGTTAGCCGGGATTGGTGCAGTGGTGAAAGAAGGACTAAAATGAGCGAATTGCGACAGGTCGGGCACCATGACAAGAACAGTGTGCTTTACTGGTCTGTAGTCGAGACCATTTATTTTGACGATGGCCAGGTGTATGGACGAGTGCGCTTTGTGGGCACGGAAGAAGAATGTGACAAGTGGGCTTCATTGCACGGAAAGGACCAGTTCATGCATTTGGAGTGGCCTTCAGGTTTTGGCAAAGCCCAGGTGATGAGTGTCATGTTAAACATCATTGCAACAAACAAGCCATGCCGGATTTACGGCATGGGTGACTCTAACGTAATAGGAAGGAGTTAATATGGACAAATTGAAACCAAGTCAGTTGCTAAGGTTAGGAGCAAAACAAGTTGGCCAATGCAGATTTCGAACATTTGTCAGCCTTGAAGGAGTTGTTACGCAGGCCTGTGCTTACGGAATGATGGTGGTAGCTAAGACTGGAAGTTTGGATTTTGAAGTTTGTCGTGCATTCTCTCTTGATGGAGAGAATGTACTGGGAGAAGCAACGAATCAAGTGCTAAACGAAATGGTTAATCGCAACGACAAGCAGTATCAAACCCCAGAAGAAATAGCTCAGTGGTTAGAAAGCAAAGGATTATGATAGAACACTACGTCGCATCGCTGGGCCTCAAGAAGGGGTTCAGAGTGAAGGATTACGAATCGGCCACCGAGCTAGACAACGCAGCCGGCGAAAAAGGCAAGACGCTGTCTTTAGCCAACAAGTATCTTGTCGAGAAGGTTGCTCTTGTGGAAGGCCGAGACACGTTTGCAACAAAACTCAACGAGGCCACGGGGTTTCCTTTTCTCGTGGTGACGAAGACGAAAAAGAAAACCGACGGCACAGTCGAGACGACTGAGGAGGTGGACGAGACAGAGGTCCAGTATGTGAACCGCTTTAGGAAAGCGGTGATGGGTGGCACGTTTGTCGCAAAAGGATTCCCGTTGACCGAAGAAGCATTGGAGGCTCGGTTGCAGGACTTTGCCGACGAACTTGGCGCTTTCGTAGCAGACGCCAAACGAGCAGAGAGGTTGCCGGGACGCTCCCGCCTGCCCAAGTGGATTTTGGAACGGGTCACTGTAATCTTTAACAACGGAACAGCTCATCGTTGGTGGGAAGTGATGAAGAGTGAAGGTGTCCCGATTGACGAAATGACCGGCGAACGTGCAAGGGACGAGGTGGCCTTGGCGTGGGCCATTAAAGAAAGAAAAGACCGTCAAGATGCCGAGGAAGCAAATCGTTACGCGTGAGGAAAGGGAAACATGGGCTATTACATAGAGACGGGGTCGCTAAAGGGTAAGGCAGAGTGGCTAGTGAAGAACCACGGAGCTTTTGAAATGCTCATTGCGCCACAGTGGCCACCGTTGAAGGGGAAAGTGTTCGTGTGTGTCGTAGACAACGGACCCTTCGAGGCGGCTGCGGTTGCGTATGATGAGAAGGAGTTTGAGGTTTTTAAGAGACCGGACCAGGTTAGGTTGCCGAAGAGGGAGGACTACGGCAACATCACCGTCTTTAACCTCCAAAGTGAAGCACAGCGTCAGGGAAAGCAGCGTTCTCGATGTTGGCTTGTGATGGCGAAAGACACGGTCGCCAAGCTTTGCCCAGCGGTGAAGGATTTGTTGTGATAGTAGAAAAACAAAATGCAAAACGAGAAAGGACGCAAGTATGTCAATGGGAACATTGGGTAGGATCCGTAAATCGTTTCCTCAGGTTGAGGAATTGCGGGATGCCACGAGTGGTATTGTGATTAACGTTACTGAGAAAGACTCACAAACGGCTAGAAAGAAGGACCCGGAAGATTGTGCGCTTGCCAGGGCATGTATGAGGCAAAACCTAGCGGACGGGGCCATCATCGGTATCGGTTATTCGTGGCTGATAAAGGGCAAAGTGGCGACACGGTATAAGACAACGACAACGGTGAGCCGAGAAATCACGAGCTTCGACAGACACCACGACTTCGCTCCTGGGAAAGATTATATGTTGTCGAGGATTAGTCCCGGTTCTAGAATGGGAAGGCAACGTACGCCTTTGTCGTTAAAGAGTGGCAAGCACAACGGAAGCGCACGGCAGAGGACTGTGCACCACACGGAGAACATTAGGGTTATTCATAAGTACGGAAAATGAGAAAGGAAAAACACTATGCAAAACGATGGAGAAGTGAAGAACGGTCTGGACCCAGTCGATGCCTATTTGCGTGATGTGGGCTTGTGGAGGGAACGTCTTGAGCGTCAACGCTTGGAGATTATCGGGCATGTGCAGAGGAAGTTGCACGAATTGGTGGAAAAAATTGCGGACATCAATCAGCGTGGAGGGTTCGAGATCACGATGCATGATGAGTGTTTTCAGAAGGACTTGAGGGCGTTGGGGTTAGAGGTGGTAGGAGCACCGGAAAAGAAGCCAATGGCGAGAGGACCGTACGTGAAAAGAGGCTCTGTGTTGCAGAAGTTTGATGAGTTTCTTTCCATGTATAAGCCGGGAGAGATGGTTACCCGAGAAGACTGGGGAAAGTATGGGAAAAAAGACCAGTTTTATTACAACGCGGCACGGTGCGTGAAACGTGGCAAGCTTTTGAAGAGAGGACCAGGTTGCTACACCATTCCCTAATATGCCAGAATTCGTTCCAGGTGTGACACGGTTTCCTTGTTGGTTTCCTTCAACGTGGAGGGACCCTCTGGGTTCGGAGTTGACGGACAAGGCTATCGAGCAGTACGCGCGAGAAGGTCGGTATGGGGCTGAAGAACAACGCAAACAGCTCGCCTTGGACAAGGCACGGGTTGTGGATGGTGTGCTTTTGCTTGCCAAGCCTTGTGAGGGTTGCAAAGACGGCAAGACTCTAGGCGGCTTTATGCGTTTCTCGTATTTGCCGAAGTCTGGCTATTATTGTTCTCGTTGTAGAGAATACTTTAGAAAGAAAAAAGAGAAGGAACTACGGGAAGCCCAATGGTGGTCAAAGCAAGAAGCCTATGAGTGATGGTTTTCTTACAATCCACGTTTACACATCAAGCGGCGAAAGGGATGCGCGGGTTCGTGTGCTTGGAAAACTCAACGGCTTCATCGCCGTGGCAGACGAGGAAACGAATGTGGGCTATTTAGTCCACGAACAGACGATTAGGCAAGCGTATGAACGACAACGAAAAAAGCAAAAGCCGGTTCACCGATCCATACGGCGCTCTGCCGGCAACGGAGAAAACAAACACTTCGATCACGGTGGGTGATGCGGACAGAGCGTTGGTGTTCTCGGTGTATCCACACCAGAGTGTGGTGCAGGTTACGATTAACACTCTTTTCGCGGAATTTGTAAGGGCTTTGAAGGCGAATGGGTTCAAGACGTATGACCCTGAAGGGTTCAAGGAAGCTTTGCGCACGGTGAAGATCACGTTTAACAAAAAGAAGAAGGAGGTGGTGAGCCATGAATGAGGACGAATTGAGGGAGTTGGAGAAACTGGAAGGCCCGAATCTTCTACTCGGGGCCAAGCCAATCGTCGAGATGACGGATGAGGAACTCACCGCGTTCGTGCAGAGCATACGGGATTGTGCCACACAGCACCAGACTCTCGTGGCACAGAATAGGGTGAGAGACGAGAAAGAGAAGAAAAGTGACGCGGAGAACGAAGAACAAAGGGCGATGTTTGAGTAAGGCGAATATGAACGATCAAAGACATCCTTTCCCATTTTATAATGGAGCGTATTGGATTGACAATTCCCTGCTCTCCACCTGGCGTGAGTGTCCCCGTGAGCACGAGTATGAGAACCTTGAGAAGCGCAAGGCGGTCTTTGCAAAGGCAGCTTTGAATTACGGGAAGGCAATGCACGTGGCTCTAGCAGGGCTTGTGCTTTCCTGTGGCAATGAATACACTAAGGCCGACCTTGTCAAGCTTAACGCCTTGCTTGCAACGCATTTTGAACGCTTTCCTCAACCACTCGACGATCACCGTCAGCTTGGTCTGGCCCAGGAGACGTTGAAGCGTTATGTTAAAATGTACGAAATCGAACCGTGGACGATTCTCCAAGCCAACGGCTTCCCGATGGTTGAGCGGCTTGTGTGGTTCCCTGGCTTTATGGAGTGTAATGGTGTGCCAATCAACGTGTATGGATTGCTCGATTTGGTGGTGACGAAGTATGGAGAAGTGTGGATCATAGACCACAAGACGACAAGCATGCTTGGCACAATGTTTGACTTTGAAATGCAGACCACGTGGCAGATGAAAGGATATGCGTGGCTTTTCAAGCAAGCGTTCGGCCGAATGCCGATGGGGTATATTGTGGACGCTATTCGTTCGCTTGCTCCGAGTGAGAAGATTGCCGGGAACGGAGCAACGCTTGACAAATGGTGGACCGATCAGTTTCGTCGGTTACCTTTCTTCGTTAACGAGGCACAGCTTGCCGAGTGGGAAGACAATACGAAGCAGGTGATTGAGGAGATTTTGTGGCAGCATGGACGAGGGTTCTACCCCATGAATGACAAGTCATGCGTGACGAAGTATGGGCGTTGCCAATTCTACGATGTCTGTACATTGCCCCAGGCACAAAGATTGGTTGCACTGAACAGTAACAACTTTGAAGACAACACGTGGACGGAACAAACGCTAGGAGGTAAGCTATGAACGATGAAGTGGAACAAGGTGTGGAGGGCCAAGTCAAGGAAGACCTACAAACAATGGTCAAGATGTACCAGTCGTATGCGGACAACATGTTGGCGTTGAAGCGGTGGGTTGAGGACCACTTTAATGTGTTGGCAAGAATCGGTGCTGTGCCCTCACGGTCGATTAGTTGGTATTCGTGTTATCTGGACTTTGACGACTTGCCACGCGAAAAGGCTCTGGAGCTTATGATGGCCTTGGGTGGAAAGTGGGACAAGTCCGTGAACGGCACGAAGATCGATTACAGGCAAGTGGTGGATGGTGTGATGATACGGCTATGGAGAACACCTCCGCCGCCATCGTGTAGGTTGATAGAGAAACGCATCGTCGTGCCGCCTCAACCAGAGAAGGTGGTGGTGCAGTATGAGTTGGATTGTCGGGTGGAGGACGTTTTGTGAGCACCCAAAAGTTTGTTAGAGAGGGACGTATGGGTCCTCCAATGAGTTATAAGACAGGAGCAGTCGTGGAATCTTACCCGAAACCCATGCTCGTTTTCGAGTTCGATATTGGTGGGTTGGATGTGGTGAAGCAACCTATCGAGCGACTTGCGCCGGTCGAGACGTTCAAGCTCCGAGAGTATTGTAAGAAGCCTATTGAGCAACTGCCAAAGATTCTCGCTGTGGAGTTTGGGACTGCGGTCCCTAGAATGCTTAACCTCACGATCAAGACCTATGAAAGCCTCACGGCGATTAAGTTTGCAGACCTGGTTAACGAGGTAGTGGTGTCAGGCTGTCCTTGGCGAACGGTCGTGCTTGACCCGATGACTGGATTGAACGAAGCGTTCTTTGGCCAGATCGGGGTAACGGACAGTGCAGCTATGAACGACGCAAGGCAATGGGCGTTTAAGGTGGGTGTGCTTGTGCAACGCACAATCATGGTGTTGCAAGGTTTGCCTTGTCATACGGTGTTTATCATGCATAGTGAGACAGAGAAGAATGACATTACGGGAGAAATCATCACGGAACCGATGATTCCGAGCAAGTTCCGCCAACGTGCTGCGAGCATGTTTTCACAGTTCTTTTATGCGGCGATTGAAGGTGGTAAGCCGGTGGTGTACGCACAGCCTACGGGGTTTGTGAAGTCCGTTGGCATGAGGAGACCAGAAGCAAGCCCTGCGAAGATGGGTGCGTTGTTTAACGACATCTATGGGAAGGATTACGAATGAAAGAGTTTCGAGAAAACCCTGATGGTGAAAAGAACCAAAAGCTGACGAAGGAAAACCAAAGAGCTGTCTTTGCCGCACAACAAATGTACAAAAAGCAAACTAAAAACCATAAAACCAAAAAACCAAAATGAACGAAACAGTGCATACGAGTGTACCACGCGAACTGCTGGACCTCGATCTGAGTCAGGTGGATACGAGCTTTACGGTCCTGTCTGGAGGCCTGTACGAGCTGGTGGTGAAGGAGGCAAGTGTTGAGAAGACAAAGGACGGTCAAGGCGACATGCTTGTCCTCAAGCTCGCCACGCTCCGGCCTGCGAAAGACATCAAGGGCCAGGATGTGAAAGAAGGCCAGATGGTGTTTCACCGTGTCGGGTTGCAGCCTACGGATAAGTACGACTACGTTGCGATAGCGAAGAACGTAGCGAGAGTCACGCAAGCCTTGCGCCCTTCAGTTTCTATGAAGGTGGAGCAAGTGTTCAATGGAGCGTTTGCTTCGGCTTGCAAAGCGTTCGAGGGAAGAACGCTCACGGCCAAGCTAGAAGCCCTACCAGAGGGTGTTGACAAAAAATCGGGTAGACAATTACCTCCTAGAAATGAAGTTTCCCAATTAGAGAAAGCGAAGTAAGGCGCTTCGCGGTGAGAGTCATAGCGCGACTCTCACCTTGCAAACGGACACGTGGCGGAATAAGACGCAGTCCTAGGTCGCGATTAGGATTTCGATTGACCTCGAAGTGCAGAGTGAAATTCTCTGCCGTGTCCACCAATCTTTCCAACCCTGCCGAATAGAGCGTGAGGAGAACTCACGACATGGCTCCAGACTTACCGAGTCATCGTGCCAGCATTGAACACGGAGGGTTGGTTTGGCAGCTTTGTTGAGAAAGGAAACATGAATAAGGAACTATTGTATCAGATTATTGACGTCATAGCGAAGGAACCAAAGACGTTTGACATGAGTACGTGGGGTTGTGGCACGACCGCCTGCATAGGTGGCTGGGCTTTGCGGTTAACCCACTCAACGTGGTTATCAGTTCACGAGGATATTCACTTAATGGCTAGGCGCGTCCTTGAACTCTCAGACGATGAAGCGAGAAGGCTTTTCTACACTAAACACTGGCCAGAGTCTTTCAAAAGAGACTACGTTCTCTGCTACGCCAACCCTGAAAAGCAAACCGACGTAGCCATCCGTCGCATACGTCACTTCATCGCAACAGATGGGAGGGAGTGAGTGTATGGAACTATTCACCGAAATCGAGCGGTTGGTGGGCGAGGAGTACGTGATCATCCCCGTCACTGTGCAGTTTATTTACCACAGGGCAGTGAAAGGAGCACGAGATTCTTTGTGGGGCAAACGTGGGGCTGGTGCTCTGTTGGAACCAGACGAGCCAGAGGAGGTAGTGATTGAGGCAGTATACGATTCTAACACGAAAGAGGACATCACGCTCACAAAGGCCGAAGAAAGGTGGGTCCTCGCCCGATGTTGGAAGAAACTTGACGATATGGCTAGCGATATATGACAAGAGAACCTTTAGACGAGAAGTTTGTTATACCGCTTTACGAGACCTTGGGATTGGAAACCAAGGCTGGCAAGGAGGCTTTGCTGGTTGCCCTAGACAATGTACGGTTGCTCGACGCTAAGCAACGTGACTACGGGCCGCATAACATTTCGGCCTTTGGCTTGTTTGGGTGTGTGGTGAGGCTGAACGACAAAGTTGAGCGTCTTAAACACATTCATGGGTTTTCCGGTGAACAAAAGAAAGCCATGCGTCGGGTTGGTGAGATCATGCGTTTGTGCGAGAAGAACTGGCACCGCTTTAATTTGATCGAGACCTTGGACCATCTCGAGGATTCTATGACGCAGTTTAAGGTGTTGTTCGCTAAGAAGCGTCGTCCTGTTGTCAATGAGAAGTTGCGCGACACTTTTCGTGACATCGCAAACTATGCCGTGATTGCCCTGCTGCTTGACAGCGGAAAGTGGCCCACAACGGAGGACTAACCGTGATCGAGATAAAAATGGTGCTGAAAGAAGAAGGGAACATTGGTGATGTTTGTTTGGCAATTCGCGTTGTCAGCACGGAAAAAGAAAGCACGGAGAAAGAACGCCTCGCGTTAATTGCTTTAAGGAACGCAATCACGGAGAACTTTGAGGCACAAATACCAGGCAAAGGGAATTGACGTGGAAACGATACAAATAAAAGACATCATCGTAACCGACCGCCAGCGTAAGGCGTTGGGGGACTTGGAGAAAGACTTTGCCAGCGTGCGTGAAGTGGGGTTGATTCAGCCCGTGGTGTTAGAGACTGATTCAGAAACTTTAGAATGGCGGCTTGTGTCAGGTGGGAGACGTCTCGCCTGGCTTTCGGCGAATGGGTTTACGACATTGTGGCATGGCACGTCGTGTGATCCGGCAAAGCCAGGCTTCGTGTTCACCAACGAACTTTCCCAGTTGCAGCGCCAGGAAGCCGAGCTTTATGAGAACCTTAAACGCAAAAGCCTTTCGTGGCAAGAAGAATGCGTGGCGATTGCGAAGGTTCATCGTATGCGGTGGATTGACAAAAAGGCCGAGGGTCTTGAATGGTCACAGCAGCATACGGCTCACCTGCTCGGTATTGAAGCGAAGGCCAAGGTTGGTTACTCACTCATGATTGCGGAGGAATTGATGAGAGACCCTGACGGTCCGGTGTCGAAGGCCGAAACGTACACCGACGCACAAAAGATTCTGTTCGAGCGTAAGGACAGGGAAGCTCGTGATGAGCAACAGCGTCGGAGGCAGGCCTTGCTGCGTGAGGAAACGGTCACTGTCGTGACCGAAAACGGTGAGGTGAAAGAGTTCCCGGCTGCCGATCCGAACGAGCAACAGGTGGTGCAGGTGTGGCTCTCGAACATGCTTTATCATGGGGACTTTGTAGAGATAGCAAAGAGGGATTTTCCGGCGGACGTGTATTCGTGTGCGTTGGTGTTTCGCTATACAACGGATGAGCAGGATGAGCAAGTCTGGAGATTGTTAAAGGGAGATTCTTTTGCCATCTACTTCAAGTTTCACCACAGTGTGGATTTCGAGGTAGTCTTGTGGAACGTTCTTGGCTTAGAACCTGAGGAGAACGTAGCGTTCAAAGAAAGTATCAAGACGATCACAATAGAAAAGAAAGGCAACCCTCGTCCTGTTTGTCCTTCGCCCACCAACGTCGTGACCGCCAACCCCGACGGCGATGAATGGCCTCCGGTAGAGGTGTTGGCGTTCCTGTTGCACGCGGTGACGTTACCTGGGGACAGCATCCTCATGCCCACGGGTGGGCCAGTACGCAGGGTGCTAGAAGCTGGCCGTCTCCCGATTTGCTTCGAGACGGACGAGGCACGACACCTGCAAAACGTCAAAGAGGCTAAGGAGTTTTACGAAGAGTTACATCCTGGGAATGTGGAGTTCAGATGAACATCTTTCTCGACATCATTTGCGTTGCAATAGTAGTTTGTGGAGTAATACTCTTTGTCGGGATGGTGGTGTACGCAGCTTTAAAAGATCCAAGTAGTGTCACCATTGGTATAGGGATAACAGTTTTCTTTCTTGCTTTGATGAGAGTGATTTTTAGAATAATAAAATGAAACCACTTTCCTTGTACAACCGCACTGACCTTTTCAACGCTGCTTTCCCAAAGACACATCCTTTAGTATACCACGATGGGTTGATCTATGGGTTTTGGTTCCTAGGTGGTTCACGTCACGATACGACTTTCTATGGTGCTTACAGTAAGAATTACCTCGACCGCATCCAAGCACTGTTCCCCGATGCTTCTAGGGTGGTCCACTTATTTGCAGGAGCAATGCCAGTTGGACCGTACACTAGAGTGGGAATGGGTGAAGGTGAAGAGCCTGACATTGTCGGTAACGCTGAGCAGCTTGCGTCGTTTTTACCGTTCAAGCCTGATTTGGTGTATGCTGATCCACCTTACTCGCAAGAGGACGCCGAACATTACGGGCCAAGCCTTGTGAACCGGGACAGGGTATTGAAAGAGGTTGCGGTGGTGTTGCAACGTGGAGGATTCTGTGTGTGGCTCGACCAATGTTTGCCTGTTTACGACAATAGCACGTTGAATTTGGTAGGTTTAATAGGATATATCCGGTCAAGTGCCAACCGATTTCGTGTCGTGAGCATCTTTCGCAAACCATGACCTACTTCACCGCCCACCAGTATATGATAGACTTCCACACGATCCATTTTCTCTACGACGGCAGACCAATCTGCGGTCACAAAGCCGCTTCGCAAGGTGTGCATAAGGATTGGTCCAAGGTCGATTGCCCTGATTGCTTAAAGTTCCGCAACGCTCCGCTTGAGACGCTTGAAGTGGTCACGCCAAAGCCTGCTGTGACCGAAGCAACGAAAAAGCGTTCACCAGCCTATGATGACGATAGTTTCATGCCATTTGGTAAGTACAAGGGAGAAAGGCTCGGCAGCGTGCCAGCAGAGTACTTCCACTGGCTATGGTCACATCGTCCAATCAGCAACGTGCAGTTGGAGAATTATATTTACAACAATATCGAGGCACTTCGCAAAGAACACCCGGATGGCATTTGGACTTAAGAACAAAACATGAAAAAAGAATATGAGGTAACGATCACCGCAACAATCATCGTTGAGGCAGACGATGAGGACGACGCTCGTGCAGTGGTGCTTGAGCTTGCCGAGGATGGAGACTTGGAATGGAACTCTGACGAGTTTAAGATTACCGATGTTAAAGAGGCTAAGGAATGACCTCACAAGATGACTATTTATCGTATTGTGGCACCGCATTTCGCTGCAGCGGCTGTGGTGGAGGAGAGCATGGTAATGCAGTCAGCACCGATATTGCGGTGGGCTGTAGGGAAGCCGTGGGAAGTGCTTCGCAGTTATTGCAAAGACAAAGGGTGGGTGATCGAACCATTGCCGGAGACAACGCACACGGAATGGATTGACCAGGGGGATGTGTTGTTCGAATTGCATTGGGTTGGCAACCGGTGTCTGAGGATCACACGATACGAAGAAGGGTTGGAGGAAGACGTGGCATTCAGCGACCTGCCGGAGGAGGTGGCGAGGTTGGTGGAGTAAAGATTATGGAAACCAAAAGCTTGGTTCAAATTCAATCCGAGATTCTGCAATGGGCTTTGAAGAACTTTGGTGACGTGCCATCATGGCAACCGTTGCTTGGGTGTCAGGAGGAACTGGGAGAATTAACCCATCACCACCTCAAGCGCGAACAACGCATACGGACAAATGAGGATCACCGAGAAGGTCAGAAAGACTCCGTGGGCGACTTGATGATTTACCTCATGGACTACTGCAACCGTGAGGGACTTATCCTGGACCAGATAATTAACGACACATGGGAGAAGGTGTCGCGTAGAGATTGGAGGAATAACAAGAACGATGGTTCCCAACCTCTTTCCAAAGTCTGACGCCACCCAACGCATCGCGTTGATCGGCGAAGCTCCTGGTGTTGACGAGGTGAAGTCGGGCCAACCCTTTACCGGTGCAAGTGGCAAGTTCTTGTCCATTCTCCTTGCCCGTGCAGGAACGTCGCGCGAGTCGTGCTTTGTCGGTAATGTTTGTCAAACCCGTCCCGATAGCAACGAGATAGCGGCCTTCGAGTGGGGTGGAGACGAGATTCAACACGGTATTGCCCAGCTTCGTGAAGACCTCATCGCGTACAAGCCCGACCTGATCGTTTGCCTTGGTGGCGCACCCTTGCACCTTTTCAAAACCGGCAACATTGCACCTCGCAAAACCAAACGCCAGGGAAAGCTCGTGTTCAAATGGCCGAACAGCCCTGTGTTGTGGAGAGGATCGTTTTTTCGATCCACGCTAAACGATTGCAAGGCGTTGGCCACGTTGCATCCCGCGTATGTGTTGCGCGATTACGAGGCGGCTCCTTTGCTCCAGTTAGATTTGAAGAAGGCAGTCAGTCGTGCAACATTGCCTCTCGAAAAGATTCTCCCAAAGCGTCGTTTCGACCTTAACAAAGAAACCACTATCGCAAGCCTTTACGCTCTAAAGGAAAGCAAGCAGCCTGTGGCCATAGATATTGAGGGTGGCATAGGAACGATGTCGTGCATCTCGTTCGCCCTGTCGCCGGAGTATGCTTTTATCGTTACGTTCTTCGACAAAGCCGGCAAGCGTACGTACGACCCGGTAACAGAAGTTAAGGTCTGGCGACTTCTAGCCACGGTGCTCGAAGACCCCACGATTCCCAAGATTCTGCAAAACTCGCTTTATGATCGTTTTGTCCTGCAATACGATTATGGCATCCGAGTGCGAGGAGTGCGTGACGACATCATGCTGAAACACTGGGAAAAGTATTGTGAGTTGGAGAAAGCTCTGGATGTGCAGGCCTCCATATATACGGACGAACCGTGGTATAAGGGGGACAGAAAAAGCCAAGACGATAAGGAGTTTTTCTCCTACTGCTGCCGGGATTCAGCGGTGACGTACGAGATCAATGAACGCCTTCGCCCTATGATCCACGGCACGAGTCTTGAACATTATCGGTTCAACATGTCCTTGTTGATTCCGTTGCTTTACATGGAAATGCGTGGCATTCGATATGACGAGGCCAAAGCCCGCCTTCGGCGAAACACAGTTCGCCAGGAAATGTTTGAGGAACAAGCTCGGTTGAACGGCTTGACTGGTCGGTTCGTGCGAGGAAAGCAGTATTTGTTTGACAAGGCACGAGAAGCACTGGCCTACAAAAAAGCCCTGATAGCTTTTAACGATTTTCCTGCCCTTATTCGCAACGCGTACAAGGACAGTCTTGGCGATGCAACGAGGTTGGGCCAGTTAGTTAACGAGCCAAAGCCTTCACTTGCGACGATTGGAGAGGTAGAAGATGTGATAGGTGTATCGCTCAACGTTGGTTCGCCCAAGGTCATGGCTGGGTTCTTATACGACGAGCTTGGCTTGCCGAAACAGTACAACGTAAAAGGGCGCGACAAAGAAGGTTCGCTGACTTCCGATTACGAAGCTCTTTTGAAGCTGTCGAAACACTGCATCAGGGAAGGCGAAAAGCACAGGCTTCGCATCCTTACGCATTGCATCAACATCCGTTCGCTCACGACGCGCCAAAGGATGCTCGGTATCTCGGCGGACAAGGACGGACGAATCCGCTGCGGTTACAACATCGTAGGCACTGAAACCGGTCGAGTTTCCTCGTACGAGAGTCCCACAGGTTCTGGTTACAATCTTCAGACGATCCCGAAAGCGGACCGCGATCTTTTCGTTGCTGATGACGGTTGCTACATCTTCCAATGTGATCTATCAGGTGCGGATGGTTGGACCGTGGCTGCATACTGTGCCATGCTTGGGGATCACACTATGCTTGATGATTACCTTAACGGACTCAAGCCGGCCAAGATACTTACGTTGGCCCTTCATGGCGATACGGTGGACTTCTCGAACCGTGAAGCATTGCGGGAATCTTGCAGAAAGGTGGACCCAGAAGACTGGGACTACTTCGCCATGAAGCGTTTGCAACACGGTTGCTCCTACGTCGAAGGCCCACAACGCGTCAGCGATCAAATCTTCACCGACAGCGAGGGAAAGTTCTATCTTTCCACCGCCGATTGCAAAACACTCCGTGACAAGTTCTTTTTCAAACGCTACCCCGGCATCCCAAAATGGCACACTTGGCTGGGTGCACGCATTCGTGAACGACCCACGCTAATTGCGGCAAGTGGTCAGGTGAGGCATTTCTTCGGTCGACGTGAGGACCTCTTGCCGAAAGCAGCAGCACATGAACCACAAGCCAATACCACATATGCTACGAACCTTGCCTTGTACCGACTCTGGACCGACTCAGAAAATTGCCTTCCTGAAGGCCGTTTACGAATCGAACCATTGCACCAGGTCCACGATGCACTTATCGGACAATTTGCCCAGTCCGATACCACTTGGGCAGTTGGCAAAATACGGGAATGGTTTAATAATAAGCTCAACATCGCGGGGCAACAGTTGGTTATCCCGTTTGAAGGGTCTTATGGGGAAAGTTGGGGGAAGTTGGATGAGGGGGTGATATGACAGTAGAATTCATACTAAAGGGTGGGGAGAGGTGCATTGTTGACATAGAGGACGTTCCTAGGTTGTCAGAGGAAACATGGTATCTTAATAAGTGGGGTTACGCCATACACGATAACCCGAAGAAGATGAGGTCGATGAGCAGATTCATTTTAAACTATGACGGTCCTTTAGAAGTTGACCACATTAACGGAGACAAATTAGACAACAGAAAAAAGAACCTAAGAATAGTGCCACACTCTGTAAACATTCTAGGTGGCAAAAAACACAAGGACGGAAACAATACTTACAAAGGAGTAGACTTCAAAAGAAATTGGGGATACATAGTGTGCATAGACGGAGAAAGGTTTTCTAGATACCGCTACAAAACAGCAGAAGAAGCAAGAGACGCCAGGAAAGACTTTATAGACTATGCACTAAAACAAAAGGAAAAAGGGGAAAAGATTGAAAAACCAAGTAGCAAAAACAGGCCACAATGGGCGCGATAGCGGACTATTGTTTTTACAATTCTGGTAATGAGTGCCCTACTCAATATCATGTATGGAGCTATCTATCTACCTTCTCGGCTATTTTGTCCCGTAGAGTATGGATTGCTAGGAACTACTTTAGTATTTTTTCAAATTTGTATGTTTGTCTAGTAGGAGATGCTGGTTCGGGAAAAAATACTGCGAAAAATATTGCCACCAAAAAACTTCTAATGGAACTATTCCCAGACGTTCCTGTAAGTGCTAGTGTCACTTCCAGAGAAGATATATGTCGATTTATGGGTTCCGAAGAATGTTTGAGAAGCTTTCGCCGTGAAGATGGTTCCATCCAAGAGTATCGCCCGTTCCACTTCGCAGTCAATGAGCTTGCCAACCTCTTATCAGTGGACTTCCGCAAGATGGTGGATTTTCTTGTCGACGTTTATGACTCAGAATACTTCTCGACATCGTTCAAGCGTGACTCGGTCAAAGACAAGATTCCCTTTCCTTGCGCCACGATGTTGGCTTGTGCGGTTCCTGACTGGTTCATGCGTGCACTTCGTGCCGACCTGTTCACGGGGGGATTCGGCAGGCGGCTTACGATCGTGTACGAAAACAAGACCATCCTGAATGCAAACCCTTCTATCCCACCCGGCGGTGAAGAAGCCTGGCAACGGGTTGTCGAACACATGCACGCCGCGAGAGATTTGTGCGGAGAAGTGCGATTGTCGGACGCTGCCACGAAATGGTGGAATGCTTGGTACGAAAACCCCCAACGTTTGCAAAGTGAGGACCCCATTTTGAGGCAAATGTATGCCGGCAAGCACATCATGTTGCAGAAGGTGGCGATGTTGATGGCGTTGGACGAACGGCCTTTTCGTATGGTGATAGAGCCAGGCGACTTTGAACACGCCTTGGCGTTGCTCGAAGTGCTCGAACCTCCTATCCGCAAACTCTCCGCTGGCATTGGCCGTAACGAGCTAGCGGCAATTAGCGTTCAACTGCTCGACACTCTTACCAACATGGGAGGCTCTGCGCCGGAGAAGAAGCTTCGCGCGATGTTCTTTCGTGATTGCAAGGTCCAGAGTAACGAATTCAATGCGATGCTGAACCACTTGTCGGAAACTGACCAGATCCACGTCACGCAAGGTGATCGCAACGGACACGTGATTATGCTACCCGAGGTGCACGAACGGTGGTTGAAGGAAGGCGAGAAAAAATGAAAGAAGTCTACTCGATGGGTGAGGACGGATTTTGGAGGAAGGTTGTGGAGTTCCCGTCGTACGGCAGAGTCACGATCATACGAGACAAGCAATGGCGAGTGGTGAGCAAGTCCTTTGTGGCTACTGCGGCACAGACTGATAAAGAGCCTGCCGCCTTCGTTCCGCCGGCGAAGTCATCCGGGACGCAAGCAAGCGCGCCTGGGTGAGGGAGAGTTTGGGGTTTTGTGCCATGAGAGCATCGACGAGCGAAGCTGTTCGCATTTGGCCCATGTTTGGTCGCCCAAACCCCATTTGAGACATCATGGAGGTCTGCTGCAAGACACGTTGCACCTCTCCAATATTCGCCCCCTTCGGATACAACCCCGCTAATTGAGCAAGGCGTTCGGCCGTGGCCCTTGTGCCGTGCCTTCGTTCGCTTACTGACCCCATTTCCACCGCCAGCTGCGCTGCACTTCGTGCCATTTCTATCGGGTCGTAGGGTCCTGCTTCTTCCATTCCTTGAAGAATACGCGTGCGTGCTCCTGCCACGTCGCCTTGAGTAAGCATGTTTGCGGCATCCGAGCGAACGGTCTGCGCCTTCTTCGCGTAGTTTTCATCAATCCGTTGCTGGATGTGTTGCCTTTCGTAGTAATCTGTTGCGGCCTTTGGCTTAAAGCCTGCGAGGGCGAACGCTCTTTCGACCGGGGAGGTCTCCTCAACAAGCCGTCCAGCTTTGTCGCGCACGTTGAAATCGTCGTGAACGAGACGAGCAATCTGGCGCATGGAGACGGGGAGGGCGTTTTGGCTAGCGTCGTACCAGTTGCCTTGTGACGCGCTTCCCACAGCTTTCACGTATCCGCCAAGCATATTCGCAGCCGGTCCCATTAGGTTGGCCCACGAAAAGCCGTCATATGGCGACACGCCGAGTAAGTTGCCGAGTTGAAACCTCGACCCAACATCGGCTGGTCCTACGTTCAAAGCACCACGCATTGCCCCGTCTGCCACGGTGTGGCCCCAATCGGAATCGTTCGATACAAGCTTCCCGAATTGTTCCGCACCACCACGCATTAGATCCATAGCGTTGAAGCCTGGAAAGACCTGTTCCAAGGCTGCCAAACCTGCCGCCACGAGCGGCAGTCCTAGCACGCCACCGAAAGCAAGCTGAGTGACGAACATCGTTGCACCGGCCTTCATCGCGTCCTTTTTCTCAGCAGCAGTCATCGTAGCGTCACTCATAACGCTTTTACGAAACAGCCTAGCCATCATAGTGACGGTGTTGATGGTGTAAGAGCCAAGAGTGTACATCACTCCACCCACTCCGCTCATGGAGCCGAAACGTTGCAGGATCATTGGGCGTGACGCCCGTCCACCGCCATACATTGTGGCGTCCGTGGCTTGAGTGGCGAAGGCTACAGCTTTGTTGTAGCGAGCTGTCTCATCGCCGCTTGCTCTCGCAAACTCATGACGGAACGCTGTGAGGAAAGCTGTCTTCCCGTTCGATGCTGTGAACCAACTATAGGCATGTCTGGCCACGGCAAGCATTTGGTAGAGAGGCTTTTTAAACAGGTCCGCCTTGCTCGCAATGTTGTCGTTTCCCATGATTGCACTGTTCTGGGCAGCAAAGTCGAGGTCGGTTTCCCCATAAAGATCAGCGGTGAACCCAGTGTCCACCGTGCGCTTCGTGATGGCTTCTTGGAGAGCCTTTTCTTCTAACGGGGTGAAGTTATCCTTTAGCACATCAAGGGTTGACTTGCGCACGGCATCGTACGCCTGACCAATCCCCATGCCGTTTTCGATCATGTAGGGCACCAGGGTAATCAACCGTTGCGTAGGCTCGACAAGAGCCGTTGCCGGATTGAAGCCTATGTAATGGAAGAACACCAGATTCTTGAGAAAGTTGAACTCCTTCCCCTCGGCGTCGGTGACAAAACGTAGGTATTGATCGAATTTATTGCGAACGTCAGGATTCGCTCGCATGTCTGGGTTGAACAGGACGACCTGCCCAGCTTCCTTGACATAGCGTTTGGCGATCTGGTACGAAACGGCATCCACGTAACGCACCAACCCCTCGACCATGTTGAGCTTCTCGCGTCCAGGGATAAATTCCCTTTCACGCATGTAGGGTGAAACGGTGACTTGCGAGAAGGCAGTAGCTGGTTGGAACTCTTGCTTTAGGCGGGTGATGATGTCTTGGGCTTCCGGGTGGTCGCTCGAGATGCCGGACACCACGCTGTTGAGCAAGGCATCCAAAGCGTCCTGTTGCGCTGATGTGATTTCCTCTTGCACCAAACCTCTAAAGCGTTCTGTGCGATCCGTGCGATTGAACGTCTTCACCCACTCCTTGTCCGGCATCGCATCGACCTCTTTGAAACGCTTCGCCAGAAGCGCCTCGCTTTTGAACGCTTCATGGTGTGGCACGTCTTCGTCCTTCACCTTGAACGCTATGTGCCAGTCACGAGTGCGCACTTCGGGCAAGTAGGCCATGCGACCAGGGCGTTCTCCTGTGAACGTGTCTGCCGTCCCAAGTAGCCTGTCACCGAGTTTTTGCCAGGGTTCAAGATTATCGTTGATTTTCTCCTCCAACGTTTTCTTACCAATATCAGGCAGTGGAAGGGAGGCAAAGAACGCATCGCGCTGTGCCCTCCACGCCGGTTGTTGCTCGATGTCGCCTGGCTCGTCAAACACCCAGTGCACAGCCTGATCGGCGAGAGGTTTAGCCTCACCATGGTAGAGGTTCTTATTAAATGACATGATGATGCGGGTCATGCCCCACGAGACACGATCACGGTGGGCATCCCATTGGCGACGGGCAAGCAGCCTCGTCATCGCCCACGCTTGTTCTAGGCTCTTGTCGACCTTGGCTTTGTCCTCGTCACTTAGGGCTTTGTACTCGGGCGACACCTTTTCCTTGCCCTCACGAGTCAAAGGAATGTCTGCTTCCGAAAGTTGAGTGCGAACGTTTTCCACCAACCCAATAGTGCTAAATGCACGCTCTTGCGGTGATTCGTCTTTGCCCAACCAGCGCAGACGTTTCCAATCCGCTATACCACCAAGTAACTGCTGCCATTTTGTTGGCGGTGTGTCCGGTGCCCACAGTTTCCATGTGTCGGTTTGTGCTTGACTAACCTTGCCTCGATAGTCAAAGCCAAGAGCCTTTACATCAACAGCGGAAGGCACTTTGTTCCGCAGTGACTCCACCAACTGGGCCATCGGCTTGATATTGCGGTCCCAAAAGCCCATCCTTTCCCCCGCAACACGTGGTGTCTCGTACGGCCTGATCCACGCAAGAGCCTGTTCCGTGAACGATTCAGCTGCCTCGGTGTAGGCTTTGGGCAAAACGCCCATCACTGCTCCGCTCGCCTTGTCAATCTCACGGAACAAAGCGTGCATTTGCTGCATACTGGCGCTTGGCGGTGGATCGAGTGGTTTGCTCGTTGCCCTTTCAACCAACGCCTCGAAGCCAGCCCTCATGCGTTCGGCCTTCTGCCTTGTGACCATGAGGCTGTTAAGATTATTGTAGACATCGTCAATCGCCTTCGCAATCTTCTGGCCTTGTGGGAACGTGAGTTTCACCATCTCACGAAAGCCCGACCATGCGCTTGATATGTCGCGGTAAATGGCGTTGCCAAAGTCTTGTAAAGCTGCATCGCCGAACGTCATAGCATCGCGTATGGTTTGCACTCCCTTGCTATCCGTTGCGCCCATTGCGAGCAATGCGCCAACGTCCGCGAGCATTTCTTCGGGGTTGGTCTCGTACCGCTGCATGTTGAAACGTGAGATTTCACCCTGGAACTTGGGTGGCACGATGAGTTTCAACATGCCCTCGACGATCGGTGCACGCTCCTTGGGCGGTATAGACTCCACCCCTATCAAGGCTCGTGATCCCATACGCCTTTGCTCAAGTGTTGCATTGCCCGTTGGGTTCATGACCTCGCTGATCGTGTTGTGCCACGACTCGTGGGCGAGAGTACGTATGGAGGAAAAAATCTGTGCTTCGGGGCCTTGTTTGAGGTTTTTGAAGTTTGGGTAATCGAACAGGGCAATGAGGTACTGGGGCATGTCGGCGGTGAGGGGTTTCACCCCATACATCTTGCTTGCTCCCTCTTTCGCTGGTGCGATTGCGAGGGAAGTCTGTTGCAAAAACGGCTGAAGCCTCGACCACGGCACCATTGCCTGCTTTGCAAGGTTAGCAGCTTTCTGCACATCGTAGCCATAGTTGTAATGGAACATTGCCGTGAAGAAGTCGAACGCTCTAGCGTTGGCTTCTCCGGGTGCCATTTTTCTTAGCAAATTTGGGTCCAAACCAACCGAACGGGCAAGAGTCTGGGTCAGGCTCTCGCCAGGTAACGGTTGAAGCTGGCGAATATTCTGCACCGACGCTGCAATCTGGTCAGGATCGTAGCCTTCTTTTGACAAGCGTTCGATGTGGTCCTTGATGAATTTCTCTGAACCAAACATGGGAAAGCCACCGCGTCGGGCTAGCTCGGCTTTGGTCTTGGCGAGAGAGAAAGAATTGGCGGTGACGGTGGTCTTGAGAGAACCATCGGGGTTGCGGAGGATGAGGTCGGGACGAGGGGTTATGTTTGCATCACCACCAAGTGGAAGCCTTGGATCGTCACCGACAAAAGCCATATTGTGCTCGCCAAAATCCCTCACCACGCCCTTCTCCCCCGTAAGCTTTCGCAGGGCTTGAGGGATGGTTTGGTCGTAGTGGAGGACCATGCCTTTTTCTTGTTCGATGGTCGGCTTCTCGACACCACGAAGGTCAGGAACAATCTGCATCGCCGCACGCTGGTCATGCCCCTCCGTCATCATTGCCGTCTTTGCATCACTCACCGCAATCTCGTCGGCACCGTTACGGATTGCGTGGTCAATGGCAGCTTTGAGGGTGATGGACTCCCATTGTGAAAGGAGAGGGTGGCCTTTGGCTTGAATAGCTGCTATCTCACGTTCTTGCTGGCCACGAATAGGACGTTCCTTGGCTCTTTCCAAGGCGTCGCGTTGCTGCTGCGCCCAATCACTCTGCAATTCGACAATGTGAAAAACCTTCTTCCCGTTCGCTAGCGGTTCCATGTAACCGCGGAACCAGCCAAGTGTGTTAGGGGGAAAGTGATGAGAAGATGGAAAGAGAACTCCGAAGCGTTCTGCCGATTCTGGACTCAACTGCATTATATCCCGATTAGCACTTCTTTCAAAAGGAGTCCCTCTCTTAACCGGCACCACCACCGCCCCTTCCACATAGTCCCGCATCTCGGATTCGGGTTTGGGGGCGATGGATTGCCATTGAGCCTCGTTCATTGGTTGAGACAGAACCTTATTTCTTAGCCCAATATAATTATCAAGCTTTGTCAAGAACTCGTTAGTTTTAAACTCTGGACGGGTATTTAGCGTTGGACTCCACGTTCCTCTCCTATTTACTTCCTGGGTAATCTCCAACGGAAGGTTATCGAACCATTCGTGAGTGAGTGTCACAAATTCTCGTTGCTCAGGAGAACCACCACCTTCGCCTATCGTCCTCACCTCCACCCTTGGACCGTTCTCCTTAAGCCATTCCAACGCCTGTTGTGGGTTCGCTCTCGGTTGTGCCTTGAGAAACTCCTCAAACCCCGGCAACGCCTCTAGCTCGTTTGGTGGAATCCTGTTCTTAACGTATCCCGCCATCTGCTCACCGGGCATGTCGCGCTGTGGCATGTCTCGGAGCACCTCATGCGTGCGTAGCCCCAAAAACCCCGCCTGCAAGTCTTCCGGCTTAAACGCCATAGAGTGCTCAATGTAGGAACGAGGCACCATAGCACTCGGCGAAACAAATGGCTCGAAACGCTGCTTCCTCAACTCGTCCGAGAAGTCTTGGGCGGTTTGTTGGTCCGTGAAGTTCCTTTTCCTCGGCTCGTCATGGGCTTGCCATGACACGTCCCACGATGGCACCTGATCGGTGATAGGAGTTTGGTTAACGAGTGGAGAAATAGCACGACGGTAACCCTTAATCATTCCAGGCACGTGCAAAGCTTCAAACGGGAGCACGTTGGCTGCTAAGCCGACAAGGTTTTCTGGAGCCAGTGGCCGATAAGGTTCCCCACTACGATAAGCCTCTAAAGCGTTCGCCACTTCAAACGGTGCCACCCCACCCGCTATTCCCCCAACCCTCTCCGCCGCCTGTCTTGCCCAATAGCGTGCCCCAGGCGAAGCAATTTGTTGCATAGAAGGTTCCATCATCCTAGCAACCTTGCCACCTAGGGCACGTCCTGTAAACGGAGAAAGGGCGAAGGCACCAGTCTGCGCCAACGTACTCTCAAGATCAGCACCTGGCTGAGTGTAGCTCTTAAGCGCCACATCTGCAAGCCCGAGTGCCTTAAACGGAATACGTTTAGCAGCGTAAAAGGCAGCCTCCGCCCCAAGACGTGGTAGAGCCTCACCAGTCCTTGCGGCTATGTCAGAGTACTGAGGCGCGACAAGGCCAGTGACGCCTCCGAATAGTTGTCCGATTGGTTTGCCAATGGGACGTAAAGCGTTCTCGATAAACTCGTTAACGGTTTGAAGAAGGGGCTGGTCGGGCATAGGCTGGGGTGAGGGTCATGGCGCGACTCTCACGGAGCGCCTGGCGGAATTGGAGTCTTCTTGTACAGTTGTTGCAAAATCTGCATGATTCTCGGGTCTCTCATTATGGGACCAAGGTAGTTGGCAACTGGAGAAGGCACATTGCTCATGCTTGGTGGGGTGGCGGACGGTGGCACAACGCTTCCTGGCGCAAGCCCTGACCCTGTGGGGAACATTTGACTAGTGTAAGGAGTGCCTGGCTGCATAGGTGTCGGTGGTGGGGCCACGGTTCCTCCTGGTGTCACGTTGGCCATGCTAGGATTCCATTGGCCCGGTGGAGGAGGTGGGTACATAGGTGGAACATTGCTCATGCTTGGAGGTGCACCTGGTTGTGGTTGGGTATAGGAATACTGTCGTGGTGGCACGTTTCCCGCTCCTGCCGCTCCACCTCTCATGCTTCCGACGAACGCGGAAAAGCGTTGAGCCATGCCTGGTCGTGTACCGGGTCTCACACGTGCACTAGGAGCATTCGGTCTTTGTGGTGCAGGACCAGGACCACCGGGTCGTACTCGAGCACCGCCAGGTGGTAATGGCGGAGGACCTGTTGGTGGCGTCGGACCACCTCTCGCTGCCTTTAGCCCTCCTCCGCCTAACAACGCTCCACCAAGCCATCCAGCTCCCGTTCCAAGACCGGCCGCTAACGGATGGGCTGCTGTTTCTTCTGGTGTAAGTTCTCCACCGTACATTCTAGCTAGCCTATCACCAAGCAAGTAAGCTCCAATCCCTGCTGCGCCTTTGGCGTAAGGTCCACCAGGCATGGCTTTCGCTGCTGCCCACGCACCTCCACCGCCCACGAGTGGAGGGACCGCTTCGTGGAGGAACGTCCCAACCGGCCCATAGCGAGGCGTGGGAGGTGCAGGAGCGGCGGGTGCTGGTTGTCCCGTTGCACCAGGCACAACAGTCGGTGGAAGGCGTTGCTTTGCCCAGGTGACCTCTGGTGTATCGGCCTCGCCTGGAACCTTCTGGTGCCACCTAATAATGCTCTCCGCTATTGCTTGTTCGTGCTGCTTCTGCGCTAACGCTTCTTTCGCAAGTTCATCCTGGTCCTTTATCTGTTGCGGATAAAGCATTGGACCAGTCGACGGAAGACCCATGCGTTCCTGATAAGCCTTCCACCCAGCCTGGCCTTCTGGGGTTTGGAGGAATTTGTAGTAGTCCTGTTCTTGCCCAAAACGATAGCCCTCTTGTCGGTTCATCAATTCTTGGTGAGCATTACGCAACTCCTCCTCCAAGATGTCTTGGGCGAACTTCTTCCTTCCCATTTGTCGTTGCTCCTCGAACCGCGGCTGTGCCTCTTGCCACTGTTGTTGGATCATCTTGGGCACGTCCATGCCCATACGTTGAACCGACTGCTGGCGCAGCGTATCGTTGTTGCCGAATATGTTAGTTGGCATAGTTCTACCTCCAAATAGACATTCCGTGCATGGATGTTGAGCCTTGTTGGAATCCTTGACCGATTAGGTCTTCCTCAATGCCCATTTGTGACTGACCAAGAAACTCCACTCCCGCCGCAATCGAACGAATGTTGGCCTCACGAACCCGGTCAAGGCTTTCGCTGGCACTTATGCTTTGCACGACCCGGCCTTGCTCGGTTGCGGCCTGTTGTTGTTGGGCTTGAAGTTGAAGCCTCCATCGTTCGGTCTCGGCCTGTACAGCGGTTTGTACCGACGCTATGACAAGTTGTGCAATCGCCACCTGTGCCTGCCATATTTCTTTGAAGCGGTTGTTGGCCATCTCCACGTCCAACGCTGCAAGCTCAAACGCTTGGCGGGCTGTTGCGCCTCGCACGTTGGTTGGGCCACTCTGCACTGTGGCCCTTGCTTTGTCGTATTGGCGTTCGTAGAGGGCACGGGTTTGTGTCTCGAACTCTGTGCTGAAAGGGTCTTTTTGATAAAGCAGTTGAAGGTCCGCTGCACCACCAAACGCTGCGGGAAAGATGGATTGGACGTTCTTGAGCGTTATGCCACCTGGGATGAACGTGGGGTCCTGTAAGAGCAAATTGAGCAAGAACACACGCTCCGCTGCTCCAAGGACTGCACCTGGTGACGTAGCATTGTAAGCCGACGAGAGCACGCCAGAGATTTCACCAGGGAAGATGTAGCCCTTGCGATGAAACGAGTTGCCGGAACGCCGGAACGACGTGTCCTGTGCTTGAAAAATGAAGTCCTGGTCAGCCATGTCGTTTAGAGAGGTTGGGTAAAGATCATTGCATCACGGCGAAAGCCGAGCGATTTTTCAATGTACCGAAAGTTCGACCCGTTGAGCCGGTGTGTGATGAGGATAAGACGTTCCACGCCCTGCTCCCTAGCCCATTTGCGGACGAATCGGATGCACAGGTGAGCTGAGGGGCCTGTTGGAAGACAGTGCACGGTCGCAAGGCCCTTCCCAGACTCACTCGCGGCACAGAAGCCGACGAGGTCGTTGTTTAACGAGACGCACAGCAAAAGTCCTTCCATCGCACAGTGCAAAAGGACCTCGGCAAGGGTTTGCTTGTCGTGGTCATTTGCGCCGGCAACCATCTTAGGCCATAGGTCTACGAACTGGTCAAGGTCCCTAACCCTATAAATTAGCAAACCCGACGAATTGTCGGGCCTGTAGACCAGTTCCTGTAGCTGATGTGTTTCCATAGAACCAAGACCGACCCTGTGACGACGGACCGCCAAAGGCGGGTGTGCTGCTCAGTGAAAGAGCAGTGTTAATCACCTGTTGGCCAACGGGAAGAAAGGCTCCATAGTCGTCGAGTGTGTCGAGGATGTCGGGGAGGACGGGGTGAGGCATTTTTCTAGCAAGGGATTGTTTTTTCATACTATGGTGAGGGTGGCTGGAGCGGACACGTCATTAGGACTCCCGTAGACACCTAGCGGGGTTGAGAGCATGTCGGTTTTGGTGTAGACGAGGTTAAAGTCGAACGCGTAGGAGAAAATATAAATTGTGCGGGGTGTGTCAAAGTTTATGGTGTACGTAATGCCACGATAACCAGCCGGCCCTCCAGAATGAAACCCCTTGCCTTCCCAACGCCAAGTGGATTCAGGATCAGCGGAACCCCCAATGGCACGAAGAACTCCATCCATAGAAGCAATGGGGTTGCCAAAGGCTTCGATCCATGTTTTAAGAGCAGCAACGTTCTGTATCGTAACAGGGTTGCGGACACTGGTTGTGAAAGATTGTGTGCCGCGAATGATGCCGTTTTTCTTGAGCCGGACTGTGAACGGGTAATCGCCCACCGTGGTCGGGGTGCCTACAAGGTCACCTGTCGCAGCATCGAGTACGAGACCGGGTGCCAGCGAGCCGGCAATGATTGACCACTCAACCGGACTAGCAAGGTCGAATTGGTAGACATCATCAGGAACCGAACCCATCGGCGTGTCATCGGCATTGTTCTGGTTACTAATGAAACGATGAGGCCAGCCCACGGTGCCGACGTAGCCATCGTAGTGGATGGTCACCGTGTCGCCTGGACACGTCAAGGTGGCCGAGAACGATCCTGTTTCATAACGGTTCAGCGTAGACACCTCAATCGTCGCTGGTCCGGTTTGTCCTGCACCCACCGTAAACTCAAATATCCCGTCACCGTCCGGAACGCCCTGCCATTGGATTGCGGTGGAGCGGTGGACGGTGACATACGGAGAGAATCCATGCACGCTACCGAGGCAAAAACAGTAGTAGCCCGTGTCGGTTAGTGTTGTGTTGATGAAACGAGCAAAGTAGGCCCGATTTGTGACGAGGTTGTTGGTACGGTAGAAGGAATGGCGGGAGTTTTCGGTTATTCCGACGTTCGTAAGCGACCCGCCGCAAGCAATGGTTAGGAAGCCCTCACGTGGTTGGAGACGCGGGAAAACTGAGGGAAACTCGTAATCACCGAGCAAGATGTCGAAAGTGTAATCAAGACACGGCTCGATTCCTACCACACCTCTCCCACGAAGCATGGCGTCGCCTCGATAGTCTGCATCGTAACGACAGCTCACTTACTTTTCGGCTTGTTGTGCGTAGATGGTGGGTTCGTACGCGGTGAATTTGATCCCTCGTGCGTTGCGGCCCACAAAACGGTAGCGAAGGACCTTGCCCGACCTTTCCCGATGAGTAAGTCGACCTTCTGGAAGTGCCCTGTTCCACAACCCTGCCTTGTTTGCCGGGTCTGACCAATCCACAGCGTCGTCGAGGTAATCACGCGCCGACACACCCACTTCCAATGTCGTTAAAGGGTCAGGCCACGCAGCGTTTATCGACAATGCACGCGCCTCCTTGACTGCGTGGAGAGACCCATAGAGGAAGTCGCCAGTTTCGAGGACAGGGTCGTCGGCGATGATTAGACTGCTCGTGGCGTCGCCTGGTATTTCCTCACGATACACTTTTCCGTCCTTCGATCCATAAAGCCGTGGCACCTTTGTCAGCCCGGCACCCAGGTTGGCCATCGTGCCTGTTAGGGCGTTCATTGCACCGGTAAGCTGTGACATGGTTTGGTTCGTGAATGTAGAACCACAGAACGCATGGACGTTCTCGGTGGATGCCGTGAACCAATTTTTGAAACGGTAGTTAAACACGATCGCTTTGTCGAAGTCACCTGACGAAGCGGTGCTCACGAAGCGCCACCAGATCTCACGGTTCTCTACGTCCACACTCCCCCACATCTTTGCAGCAAGTGAGGGATCGGTGGAAAGATTTTGCTCAAGGAAACGCCTTATTGGTTCGCCAATCGGTGTGATCTGTTGCCCATCGAATGCGAGAATGTTGTTTTCAATCCCGTCATAGAAAAAATGCACCCTGTCGAGTGCTACGAGTGCCCAAGGGTGGGTGTTTCCACAACGCGTCACGATCTGATCGTCTAAAACCTGCGTTACGCCCTCCTGAATCCCCACGTAACGCAATGGCACGATGGCTGTAGGCGTGTAAACCCAAAGAGTTCCGCCGAGCTTCGCCATGCCAGTGACCCCCGTGAACGGGTAGTCGGGCTGTTGCCATTCGACAAAGTCGTAGTGATCCGCCTCATTAGTGGCGTCGGGTTCCCATTTTGAAAAATCGTAGAGGTGGGACCACGTCACGCGATCAGCGTAGCGTTGGCCTTTGTACGTTGGAACGCCAACCACAAGGTGATCATACCATGTCGCGACGTAGCGTCCCGATGGAGCATTCAAAAGCGCGGCATCTGAAGACCCCGAAGTGCAGCGCACGCCATTTAACTCGTTCGTGTAATACAAACACCCATTGTATAGCACTATGGACCAGCGACGGTATGACGTATCTGTTAGTAGTCCATCGACTATTAACGAATCGCCGATAGTCCGAAGCTGGTCCGGTAAGAACGCGATGGTTTTGCCGTAGCCTGGGAGCGCACCAGGAATCGTGGCAAGGGCAAGCACGGTTGTACCCGTGAGAGTGGTGTGGAGCGCCTTGCGCGGCACTTGCTCACAATTCGGAGAAAAGCGGAAATTATATCCCGTGATCCACTGCGGCGGCACGACAAGATGGGTTGGCGAGGTCGTATCCACTCCCCCGGTGATGCGCTCGACGAGTAACGGCCTATTGCTTGGTGGCATCTTCGATTGCTTTTACGACCTCGCTAGTAAGGCGGACCGTGGTAAACGTCTTTCCATCGGTTAGCTGGACAAAGGTCAGGTTGCCCTCCCTGTAAACGTAGCAGACGTGATCAGGGTGTATGTAAACGGGTTGACCAGTTCCAGCATCGTCGACTTTCACCATGTTTCTCATGCAATGCGCTGGATTCGGATTTGGGTGTAGACCTCGTATGTGCCACCAGACGAGCTTGGGTGGCCCATTCCGTCCGTTGCATTGGCGGTCTTTGTCCAGTGTTCTACTTTGAAATAGTCTGACGCAGCAAAGGCCATTTTCGCAAGGATGCTGCTTGACGTTTGTACCACGGCAGCCGCCGTGGACATTTCCGAGGTCCCATAGGCTGTTTCTTGTAGGACGTCCGAGCTATTATAACGTGCCAAGCGGGCAATGTGTTCGTCCACCTTGTAGCCTGGCACGGTGACTTCGATTATATACGTTCCCGCTGCCAAGCTGATTTTGCCACTTGCCCCTATAGTAACGAGGCTTGTCACTGTCTCGTACTCCTTCACCCAAGCCACGGTGACCCCGCGAACGTTCCAAGCCGCTGCGGTGTTTGCCCCTGCGACGACGGTGTTTCCTGCTCGTTCAACAACCTTCGCATGGCCTGACGCGCCAACGGTGACAACGCCAGAGGCGTTGATCGTGGCATCACCTGACATGGTGACGGCGGTGAACACCCCTCCAGAGCTTGCCACGAGAATTTGGCCTGACGAACCGGCGACAAGCTTTGCCCCGGTGACCGCGTTCGCCGCAATCTTGGCGGACGTGACAGAACTGTCCCTAATGTGGTCTGACGTGACGGCACGGTCAGAATCAACGCTGGCGCTATCTTTTAGCTTCGTCGCATCAACGGCATCGTTGATTAACTGTGCTGTGCCGATGGCAGCATCGTTAACCTTGCCTGCACCGACACCATTTGGCGCATCTGCTATTTTGACCGTTGTGACAGCACCGGTGGCTAGTTCACCGGTCGTGACTGCACCTGGCGCGATCTTGGCCGTTGAGACTGCCGAATCACGCAAGTCTGGGGTAGAGACGGTGCCTTGAACAATGGCTTGTTGTGTCCCAGCGTTGGAGGTGGAGCCTTTAACTTTGCCAGCAAGAGTCGTATCTGCAACGGATGCGGGTTTGAGAACGTCTGAGGCCGAAGAATCGAAGCGTGCGGTGAGGAAGTCATAGATGAAGCGACGGGTTTGGAGGTCCACCTCGTTGACCTTATTGGCGTCTTCGGCACCAGTTGGGTCGTTGATTACGGGAGACCAGTTAGCGAGTGTTGCTGGAACTATACGTGGATAAGAGGCCATGTTAATCGAGGTCTACGTCGTCGGTTGCCTGCATGATGAGGTTTTCATTGTAAGACCTTAACGCATTCCAAGCGTCCCCAATCAATGCTGAGGAGATTTGCACTCGCTCGTCCTCTTTGAGGTAAAAATTTAGTTCCCAGATTGCACGGTACATTAACCAATCGAAACACGACTCGAGGAGAAAGTCGTCCTCATCCGCGGTAAGAATAGAGTAAGACTGACCAGCAGAAAAAATGTTAGCATTGAGGTCGAGAGTTGTCCCGCTTTCTATTGCGGTAATCGTGGCAGAGGCGCCTGTAGTGGTATTAGTGACCGCCATTCCGATTTTAACGTCCTGATTGATGAAGTCACCAACCGTGTTCACAAGCTTTCCTGCCGTGGTACTAGAAGCTACCCCGATCACTGGTTCTTGACCGTAATCCGGCAGCCACTGCAAAACATCGAAGTAAAGAGTAAAAGGATCACTTCCGGTGGCTTTTTCGTCAGCAGGAACTAAGTAGACCTGTCTTCCCATTTGGATCACTGCGAATTGCTGAATCACGCCAAAATACTCTTGGGACCACCATTCAACGCTTTTATTAGCCACCGACAAAAAAATAGCAGGATCGACAGGTCTTATTCTTTCCCAATTTCGTTGGACACGACGTAACCATTTGTCTCGGCTGTAAAAACTTACGGGGAAAGTATTAACGTTCCCAAGGAATGCCACGAAAGACTTCTTTATTTTCTTGACATTAACAGGAGTAGTGTGGTCAGAATGCAACACAGCGTCATCCAAAGAACCTCCGTTAGCTATCGAAACGTTAGGAACCTCCACAGAGACTCTCGAAAGCTCAAAGTCTACGAAACGTTCGGCATAAAGACGAGCGTTGTTGCAAGCTCGCAATAACACGTCAAACCCGTTCCTAATGAACGTGCTCCTATCGCGGCCCATGAACGAGGCCACAGCGGTCATTAGATCATTCGCGTTAGGCATGAAAAAGTGTGGGAGGGGAGCATGGTCTCCCACTGCAATTATCGCATTGCACCTTCCCGGAGAACGCTAGAAAACCGGGCAACTACTCGCGTTGGGCGTCGCTTGCGGTGATGGTCATGGGGTGACTGTCACTCAGCGACAGAGCTTTCTGCCAAAAACTTTGCTGGCTCGTTACGCAATTTGCGTCTGACATATTCGATGGCTTTTTGAAGAACTATAGGATCTTCGTAAAGCATCCCGATCCCGGTATTACATCTCTTACATAGCAACCCAGCAATCATTCCGGTGACTTTGTCATGGTCGACACAAAGCTTTTCACCATGATAAACTCCACAAATATCACACCTTCCCTTTCTATACTCCACCATCTTGACAAAAATCTCGTGTGAAATCTTGTAGGAATGCTTCAGATACCAGTTTCTATCACATAAACGTTCTTTGTCAGGGTTGGCTTTTCTCCACGCTTTTATGGTAGCCAACTTTTCTTCTCTGGATTTCTTAACATTGCCGTTATTGCTGCGAATTGGATACTTCCAATTCTCCAGGTACTCCTTAGTCTCCCTGTCAATCTCTGCCTCGTCCATAAAATAAAGGCTGGACCGCTGTTAACGGTCCAGCCAGGAGTTGGATTATTCAAACTTACTCTCACCGCCCAGGTTATCCTTCGGTTGGGCAGTGGTTTTGTATTCGGACAACTCGTTCATGCCTGGCGAGATTGCCGGCATCTCGTTGACTGACTTTAACGCCTGGTCATATTCGATTGCACCAGGATCGGGAGGTGTGAAGTCCCGTAGGTTTGTCTTGTTTCCTAAGCTAGCCATGTTTCCTTTCTTTGTTGCGCTTACACACCCTCGATGGTGCAGTAAGCATAGTCCGTACTTGTCGCCAAGTCGATTACTTTGTCACGATCACCGTCAGTGACCACAGCAGGGTCGATCACGAACACCTGACTCCCGTCCGCCGATGGGGTGGCGGGATAGAGTTTCTTCGTCGTCGCATCGAGCAGGATGTTCGAGCAACGAAGAATTTTTGTAAACCCGAAAGCGGAAGCGAGAAGCTTATTCGAGCCACCGCCTGCGGTTGTGCCTGTCCATTTGACTCGCTTTACCTTATTGCGCCGGGATGATGTCGAACCCGTAAGCCACGAGTCAAGAACCGTGACATTTGTTGATAGCAGGTCTGCCATAGTGTGCCTTATGGGACGTACGACAAGAGGTTCTGGAAAAACAAGAACGTCTCAGGGAACTTCATCTCAAGGCCCATTTCGGTCATCCACTCGTCCATGCGGCCGTCCATGGAAGGCGTTTGAATGCCTTTGCGGAGGAACGTATCGCTCTTGCTGAACGGGCGATAGCGAAGGTTGTGGATGTCGAGAAACAACATCGAGGCCCATAGTTGTGAGAGGTCCTCACTGAACAATGGATGGGTCTTGTAGTAGACCGTGCCGAACGGGCACTCGTGCGATACGATGCGCATCCCGAAGGCGTCTTGGCCAGGAACCTTGTAGGGGAGTGTTCCAAGCTGGCGGTACATTTTGTTAAGCGTCTTGAGTGCACCTGAGCCACAGATCGCAAGCCTTTCATTCGTCACGTTGTTCGTCTTGCGGAAGATACGTTCGAGGTAATCGTCCCACGAACCCTCGTTAACCGTGCCGCCGGAGTTGGTGATGATGCGCTTGTCATCACTGGAGTCAGCGGTTAGCGCGGCTGCTCCCGTTCCGCCCCGATAAGCCGAGTCCGCTTCCTCCCATTTTGGTAGGAACCAACCAAGGATTCCCCCTGTCTTGTACTCTGGCAACCCTGCACCCGTGGCGCTGTCCGTCGTGCCAGACTTCACATAGATCGCACGTTCGCCCCATAGCACGGAGCGTTCCATTTCGACCATGTGGTAGAGGGCATGTTGCTTGGCTTTTTCCCGGTAGACACCTGATTCGTCAAACTTTGTCGGGGTGAGCAAAGCGTTGCGTGTGAACGAGTAAGGCGTGCGGAAGATTTGCGTATAGTTGGTGAACTTGTCTGGCAGATAGAACGTTTCGCCAGAGAGATTCACAACACCTTGAGCAAACGAGGTGCCGATGGCTTGAACGTTGAGGCCCACGTTCTCGTTCGTTGCACCGTTGTCAAAGCCTGGCGAGCCTGCGAGTGTAGGCACGGAGATAAGACGGACCTTCATTTTCGTGGCTGCCGAGATTGCCGTGACAACACCGCGAACCGTGACGATGTCTGTAGCTGCTCCGCACGTGACGTTTTGGATCATGATTACGTGGCCAACACGAAACAGGCTTGTGTCGGCTACGTAGAGCATGAAGTCAACGTTGATGACCGGGATAAACGGGTCAAGGCCATCGACCGAATCCGCTGCGAGGCGGAACGGGCCTTTGGACGAGCCTTGGGTTAGGGTCGTGGTGAGTTGGCGCTTGAAGCGTTCCTCCCACCAGTAGAATTCTGGAGCGTTGACTTCTTCCGTTTTCATTAGCGAGAGAAGTCCGATTATACTTAGCGCCCCGTTTGGATACTGATGGAACACTTTACGCCTATAGTTTTCTTCCCAGTAAGTCTGCCGAGTCAGGCTTTCTGTGGAGACCAAGCCAAGAATTGGCATAGTAGTCCTTTCAATTTGTTTAGTTTTGCTCTGTCACTACAATGCCCTTCACTTCCAAGTGCGGACGTAAATTTACTCAAAGACGGTATCGTCCTTGATCTTCTTGGAAACATAAGGTCTTTTCTTCCTTTGACTGCCTCTAGGTTCTCTAGAGACGTCATAGGGTGCAGACTTATGTCCAGGAAAATTCAACTTGGCGAACCCTGCAAAATAATAAACAGCAGCAGAATCGTACGCCAAGGCAGCGTTAATTTCTTCTTCAAAGTATCCGAGAAAAATGTTTCTTCCGTGTACGCAAATCTGAGCCATCCACTTTCCATGTCTATTATACCAAGTGACACCCTTGAAAGTAGAGTAAGTCCACTTCTTGGTCTTCGATGTGTTAGCATGATTCTGATGCGGAGTAACCGACCTAAGATTTCTTTCCGTGTAATTTCTAAGATCTCCGTCTATATGGTCCGTCCACATTCCATCAGGAGCACGATTAACTAGCCTGGCAAGGTGTAGATCCTCCAACGAGTGTGGACCTTTCCCAGCAAACACGTAGCCATCATCTCGACGATACCATACCGATTTCCTAAGTTCATCGAACCTATGAGCGTCAACAACCACAAATCCTCCACCTTTTAAGTCTAAGAAAGCCAAATCATTCATAGTGGGACCTAATCTTCGTCGAAAATACTCATGTCTTTCAGCTTCCCATCACGGCCTTTAGTGTCCCCTTTCTCTCCACCACCTTGACCACCGCCGGCAAGGCTTGCCATTCTTGTCCCCGCTGGCTTGGCCGGCTTGGTTTTGTCCACCTTGACATTCATGCGCTTGAGAACCTCATGAGTGTTCTTTGCTATTTCCTCGAAGACCTTGGTTTGTGTCGGTGCTTTGAAGCCTTGGCTTTCGAGTTTCGCTGAGACGGCTTCTACGACTTCTTCGTACTGCTCAAGCTCCGGATTTGCCGTGTAGAAAGCTTTCGTGGTTGCTTCGGCACGCTGTTCTGATACATACGAGCGCAACTCCTGAATCTCAGCCTCACGCTCCGTAAGGAGCTGCTGGATACGTGCCTCGGACATCGTGTTAGCCTGGCGCACGAGGGCGTCTCTCATCTCGTGGATCGCCGCAAGCTGCTCCGCCGTCGGTTCTGCAAAGCCCATTTTCTTGAGGAACGAGGCATCTGGCTTCCAAACGTTTAAGATTTTCTCGATTTCTTCCGGCGTGTACTGCTTTTCTGGTTGCTTCGTTTCAGGAGCACCGCCGGCGGGGATGACACGAGAGAGTATATCAGTAATGTCGTCTTTCGTAAGGCCCGTCGACGGCGCAAGCTTAGTCTTTCCTTCGCCCTCGTCTTCACCTTCGCCTCCATCACCGTCTTCCTGGAAGGTTTGGTCTTTACGTTCCTCCCCACCTTCATCGCCCTGACCTCCACCCCCGGCGTCACCCTCCGGGCTGAGTAATATTGGGTGCTTCTTCACGTTGTGCCCTCGCTTTCTCGTTGTAGAGTGTTATCTGTTCGTTCAAAATATCTGCAAAGCGTTGCAAACCGTTCACAAAGCCGATTGCTTTGAAGTGGACTGGAATGTTTTCGCCAGAGTCTTCCATAACTTCACGCAACTGCTGCTGCGCCAGTTCCATTGCCTCCTGCACCAGGTGACGGTAAAACAGATTCTCCGCCAGGTTCCTGAGACCCCGAAGGCACTGCTCCGGATCGGATGGCAGTGGTTGGTCACTCAAAAACGGCCCTTTCTCTCTCGTTCTTAATGTCTCTAACACTTTTGTTTGATCCAGGAAAGTAAGGTTCTGGCAAACCTTCAAAATTTCTCTTCGAGAAGTTTATGTAGAAATACCACGCAGCAGAATCGTAACGCTTGGCAGCATCCACTTCATTATCGAACAAACCTAACCGAATTAACTTTCCATCTACCATTATTCTGGCGTGCCAAAGATTAAGGTGAACGTTCCAAGAAACACCTTTGTAGATCGAAGAACACCCTTTCCTTTTTCTAGCATTAGCTAAGTTCTGAGAGTGAGTAGCAGTCCTAAGGTTTTTCTCAGTGTAGTCGTTAAGATCCCCGTCCACATGATCGGTAACGAAACCTTTAGGAGTCTTATTGATAATCTGAGCAAGACTAACAGACTTAATACCATTAACACGTCCACTCTTATCCCGAGACCACGTATAATCCCTCAAATCAGAAAGCCTATGCGCGTCAACTATCACGTAGCCACCATTAGACAGCTTGAGGTACACCTGGTTGTTCGCTAGCAGCTTCATTTCCGGTTCCTCCATTTCCTGTTACACCTGACCTCATAGCGGTTATTATATTAGACATGGTGGCGTTGTCAAGGGCAAATCTTTCTGGGTTTTTGATCCCTCTAAGGATCATAATTTCACGAAGAATCTTTTTCGGGTCAAGGCCGAACAGAACGGCAGCGTTGGGGTTTTGTAGTAACATGGTGAGCACTTCTTCGAGAGCTTGGGCAGTGTTGTAACGCTCCGAGGGTAGCGTGCCGTCGAACAACTCGAACTCATAACTGCCGACGAGGTCTTGTTTTGTCACACCAACAAAGCGTTCCGCGTCGAGGGAGTTTTGCAGTCCCACAAGCTTGACAAATTGTTCTTCGTCGAGTCCATCTTGGAGGTTCGACAGCATTTGCCGCGCCATTGGTTCGAGGGCAATTTTGAACAGGACAGAGGCGCAGGCTTTCAGTCTGGCGGCGCTTCCGCTTGTGACATTGCGGTGTTCAGTGGCAGAGCGTCGCCCTGGCTGGAACTGCCCTAGTAACGAGTCATTGATCCCTGTTACAATCTGCACTATCTCTTGCAAGTATTTCGTGTCCGCAATGTGGTTCGCAGTGACGTCGGTAAGCTGGAGTTGTTTGAGACTACGGTCGATGTCACCCGTGGCGGACGAGGTGAGTCGGATCACCGGACGACGTTGCTCCAGATCGTCCATGTTGACGTTCTTTGGCTGCACGATCAGCTTGTCGCCGATGACTTTGCGGACGTTGGTGATGCGCGAGTTAATGAACCAGGTGATCACGTCAGCAAGCATCCCGATCGTGTCCATGAGGCCATCACCGACATGGACGTTGTCGTCATAGACAAACGGGGCAACTATGTAGGTGAACTCGTTGTGGAGGTAGCCGAGAGGCTCGCACTTGATCACGCGTTGGTTGTTGGCGAGCCATATGACGTATTTAACGGGGTAGTCCTCTTTGCCAAGCGGAACGCCGTCGATCTCATACTTTGCCGGGACGATTGTGCGCTGGATTTCCGTAACCAGCACGGTCTTCTTCACCTGGCCATCCCCACGCATCCCGGAACCAGGTGAAAACGCCCCAAGGCTTTCTTCGCCAGTGTCGAAGCGGTAACCACGGATCATTTCAAAGTCCTTGTTGATGGGCTTAATGTTGTCCACGCCAGCCACAAGGCCCTCGTGCTCCCATTGTTTGAGTTGAGACATGCTGTAGAGGTCCTCTGAAGCACAGAACTCGCCTTCCTGGTAACGGGTAAGTGGAAGACGGGTATCGGGGAAGAAACGGTAGGGCGAGATGTGGGTTAGTTTGTTACCTTGGTACGACACGACCTCCTTCATGGCTTCCGTGGTGCTTGGCGACATCAAGCGAACGCCCATGAACGATTTGCCAGGGGTGGTGGTTTGCTCACGAATCATTTGCTTCTCGGTGACCCAGTGAACCTTGATGATGCCAAGGCCGAAACGTGCGATGTCTAGCAGCCACAGGTTTAAAAGGGCTTCAAAGCGGTTGTGGGATAGGTTCTGAGCCAGTAAGGCTTCCGCTACCTTAGCTGGCTTATCATCCTCCGCCGTGAAGCCCTCGAGTTCGAAGATACGGTCCCTTTGAGTATAGAGTGAATAGCAAAAGGCAATGAAGGTCATTACCTGGGAGTAGGGGATAGGCACGACGAGTTTCTCAGGCTCCCCCCGTTCGCGGGCCTTTACGTCGTCAGCGTCACGTGGCCGAATGTTGCGAAAGATTTCATCGTTGCGATCCCAGCGAGGGTAATAGCCCTGCATTTTGCGACGTGAGATCATCACGAGAGCACGGCAGTCCGTGAGCATTTGCGTCTGGAACTTCGATTGTTCCTCGTTCGAGAGGTCCTTGTAAATGGAATCGTCCATGTTACGTCTGGGTGGACTCGAACAGGGCCTTCTTGCGCTTTGCAAGGTCTTCACTCACGTAGTCTGCAAGGCTTTTCTCGCTCGCTTTTTGCAACGCGTTGATAGCGTCATCTATGGTTGCGCCTCGACTCTGCAAAAAGGCCATCGCCGCGTCTATGCCGAACCTTGCGGCAAAGTTCAGGATCGCTGCTAGGAGGACTTCGCTCATAATGCGGTAGCTTTCACAAGCTGGGTTTGCAGGCTTTGGGCCTGTGGTTTGGTTAGTAGCGGTACGATGAAGTCTACAAAGTTCTTCGCCGCCTGCTTCGCAGCATCGAACGCGGTAGCGTAGTCACGTGAGTCACCGCTAGCTTTGTAGGCCACAAGGGCGTCGTGGGCGACCTTGGAAGCTCGCTGGTAGGCCAGGTGAGCCTCTGCGGCTTTTGCTGCAACATCCTGTGGCACAAGTCCGTCGTTGTAAAGCTGGGCGTATTGTTGAGAGGCCGAGTCCACGACCTTGGTCAAGGTCACTGCACCAATGTAAAGTCCCTGGCAAGCTGTGAGCAGGGTTAGTGCAACCAGGACTGTGACTTGGACTCCAAGTCGTCGAATAGCTTTTGCTGTTCTTGGAGCAGGGTGAGTAGACTGCATAACAAAATCGCATCGGAGTAGGAAAGGCGGACTTCTGTGCCTCGTTCCTGACCACTCAACTGATCCATGATTTTCCCGATTATACGCTTTGAGGCTTCCTGAATTGCCATTAGTCATTGTAGTTTAGGCGATGTTTGCGGAGGATTTCGTGAGCCACGGAGACGGAGAATGGCTTCATTAGCACACCGATGTATCCTAGCCCTTGTGCCTTGGTAAGCATGTCGGGAAAGCCAGAGGTGATGATGACCATGCAGTTGCGGGAGACCTCTTTGATCTTTCGTACGATCTCAACCCCGGAGCCATCGGGCATTTGTAGGTCTATCAGGGCAAGGTGGAAGAAGTATTTATTCACGACTTCGAGGGCATCCTTGATCTTGGTAACAGCGGTGATCACGGTGTTTTGAACCTGGAAAAGTTGAGTTAGCAGTTCTAGAATGTCCTCGTTGTCTTCGACGATTAGTATCTCAGCCTTCACCGGGTGAAGTTGCTCGCGTCTTGCTCGGGTCTTGTTGAGTTCCAAAGCTACGGCAATAGAGTGGGCTAACCGGCCTATGTAGCTTTTCAAGATGTAGTCTGCCGCGCCCATACGGAGAGTTTTTGCGGCAACCCTGTCATCGAGCGTACCGGTGACGTAGATGAGGGGAGTGTGTTTCGCAAGCCGGTCACGGATTGTGAGGGCTTCGTAGTCAACGAAGCCAGGCACGGAGAAATCGGCAAGGATAACGTCATTGGTAAAAAGGGTTAGCTCGCTTTCGTAGGATGCTCGGTCACGGACCGTGGAAAGGTTCGCCAGATCACGAAGCTCGTGGCGAATGATCGTGGCATCGTTTTCATCGTCTTCAAGCAGGAGGACTCGCCACATTGGGCTTTTCGCGTTTTTCGAGTTCAGAGACCTTTTTGCTCACGAAAGCAAGCCAGTTCGTGAAGCCAACCCAGACACAGGTGGCCCAAAAGATTTGCACGTCGAGAACAGTAATGTTGGCTTCGTGAGACTTCCATTCTTTGAGGGTGATCACGACAATGCCCGCCACGGCTGCACCGACGTAGAGGAAGCCGTGAAGGATAACGGGGCTGTAGTACTTTGCCCATGCAGCCTGGCGTTTGAAGAATAGTGCTGTGTCGCTCACGAAAGAATGCAGAAGACGGCGATGGCCGCAACGATTATTATGATGAGAAGAATCACGCCAGGGTGTTTGTCAAGCCAGGTAGAGGCTTGTTTTAGTTTGTTAACGAGGAACATAGAAGAAGCGCAAGCAGTGGCCACGGACACAAACGAAGCGTTTGTGAGAGTGTGGTGAGCCATAGACACGTTCATCTATGCGCCGCCATTTGTGGAGGCCGACGAAACAGAGGATTTTGCCAAGGATGCGTTTCATCGTCCCAGGGAAGTTTGGAACTTTTGACAAGCGGTGGTGTAACCTGCGGCCTCCGCAGCAGTGAGGCCAATCCCGATAGAGTAGCAGCCCACGACCTTTGTCGAAAATTGCCCTATAACCGGGATCGTATCGTGAAGTCCGAACATGGTGAAGCTTAGGTCAGGCAGGGTCGGGCCATCATCGGTAGTGTTCGTGCCGACCGATGTGCCATTCTTGTAAAGAGTGTTGAGTGTCGCAGAGGTGCGGCTTGCCAGGTACATCCCTGTCCCGTTGGAGTCGGAATAGGCGATGTAGCTGGTCGCAGTGATAAATGGCTCGGCATAGGTGTTGCCATCGACGTAAGGTCCAACGGTCAGAGCAAAAGTGCTGTTGACTCCAGTTTTCTGACAGCCGCAAAAGCCAGCTTGGTTTGCAGCAGTGCGGACGTAGAGAAGAATATGCCCGTTCGTGGCGCTAGCGTAGACGGTGGAGGGTACGAGGCCGGTTGAAAGGTAAGACCCAGCAGAGGACGAAAGACCACCACTTGAGCCTCGTTCGACGTAGGTCCAAGTGCTGTTGGCAGCAGTGCTGTCCTCGACGGCAAGACCGTAATCGTTGATGATGGGTGCTTGGACGGCACCCATGACGGTGCTCGAACTGGCCGTGAAGGCGTCACCGGCGAATTGGTTGTTGCGATAGATTTTGGCTCGAATGCCTAGAGAGTAGATGTCACGGATCAAGACTGTGGCATCGGCAAGCGTTCGGGCGCTAATTGATCCAGCGTTGGTGGTAGCAGCGTAGCTCCAACGGTTGACCTCGGTCGAAAAACCGGGGCGCATTGCGGCCTGCGCGTTGAATGCGATGAGAAGAATGACCAGGGCTGCTTTCATCAGAAGTAAGGAGTCTGCACCACGCTGAAGATGTTGTTGGTGAAGGCGTGTGCGGAGAGCGTGTAGATGTCGATGGCGTTAGCGTTAGTCGTTTGCTGCGGGGCCGTGCGGTTCATGAATGCGTAGTTAGTGGCCCAGGTGACGGACCAGGTGCCGATGTTATTCTCCAAAATCCACAGCTCGATGTTTTGCGGGGTGGTTGTGCTAGGCAGTGTTGTGGGGGCTGGGATGAATGCGGTGTTGGTGATGGTTAGCTTGAAGTAGTTACCGAGCGATGGGTCAAAGCCGAAGATGTTGGTGCCGATTTGGGTGAGAGTGATCCAAGTCAACGCCGCTGTGGAAGCAGTTGCAGTGACGTTCGAGCCGCTAATTGCCCAGGTGACTGTGGAGCTGTTCGTGAAGTTGGGCGTGGAAACATTCGTAGCGTTAACCGAAACCGTTGTGCCCCCAGCGGCTGAGGTTGCCGTGATGTTGGTGCCGTTGATGGACCAGGTGACCGTGGCAGAGTTGGTGACGTTGGGTGTGGGGACGTTCGTGGCGTTGACGGAGAATGTGTTCGTGAGGTTGATAGCAGCTTTCAGATTGGCGTAGGTGATGTTTTTGTTCGTGGTACCGGACTCCACGACGAAAAGATCGTTGGTCGCGGGTGTGGTGACGGCGGGGTACTGGCTGATCTTTGTGACGATGGTTGCAGCGATAAAAGCTAGCGCGGCCAAGACCGTGGCGGCTGCTAGGATACGTTTGCGGGTCAGTGAACTCATGGCGTGCCTCCCCCGATTTCCTCACCACCTGCTCCGCCGATTATTTCGCCTTGTGCACCACCGATGACCCAGACATCCGTGGTCGCAGGAGGAGGCTCCGCAGCAGGCGTCTGGCTCTTAATCATGACCAGGTTACCGATTATTAGTATCATATGCGGTAGGCAATAATCTTACCCGTTGCCAGTTTGATGACCGTGAAAAAGCCCCGAATCTCCATGCCCGCGCTTAGTGCCACGCCCGCAAGTGCGCCGGTCATGCACACGGTAGCAGGGATGGACGGGAGGTTGCCGCTGGTGAGAGTGGTGAAGGTACAAGCTGAGAGGCATTGGATTATGCCCCACGAGCCGGAGTGGGAGCCGGTGTCCTCGATGAAGTCCGAGCCGAGTTGCCCGAGTGCCAGTGACTGTGGAGCCTGTTTGCTGAGCATTTTGTTCTATATGGTTAAGGTTACCTTGCCAAGATCAAGCAAGGGCTTGTCGATGACTTCGTCTCCGATTGGCCTGTTGTAATTTTTCTCATCCACCCAACATGGTTCGTCAAGCACGAGGCGGTAGAGGTTCTCCATCGCATGGTCGTCCTTGTCAACGGGCTTGTTCTTTTCCTCGTTCCAATACCAACGCTGGATTTCCCACAGTGTGCGTCTGGCGGTCTCGGTGAAGAAAAGTATGGGAGGGTTGTGAGAGAGAAGTTCCTTGACACGGGAAATGCCGCGCATGGGGTCCTTCACACCTTTCTCGACCGGGAAGCCGTTCATGGCGAAGTCGTCGGACCATGATTGTTCGGTAGTCTGGACTTCGATGAAGGCGAGAGGGTCGGCAATGCCGCGAATGAGATTGCGGCCATTGGTGACTTTTTTCATCATCTTGCACAAGTCGCCCACGTTCCCGTGCTCGAAAATGTCGTTGAAGATGTAGAAGCGTCCACGTGGGTCAACGGCGAGAAAGAGCACGCAGTGGGGGACTTTAGGATGGGGGTCAATGGCGTAGTAGATTGGCCACGACTTCGGGGGAGAGTCTGGCGCGCTCCAACCGGTTGGTAGCTGCTGAAGCACGTGCTTGTCATAGCGGAACTCTTTGTAGACCAACCCAGCCAAATGTAGTGGTTTGCCCCATAGACGGCATTCCTTTTCCTCGTCCGTTAACGAGTCCTCGAAAATCTTTATCGCTTCGCTTGAGATGTAGGGGTTGTCGTAGATCGAGCACTCTACTTTGAAAGCAGACCTCTCAAACGTCCCGCCTGGTAGAAAAGCATCAGTAATCCAAGGCTCAGTGAGAGCCGTGAGCGTGAACCAAGCGTGGCCATCGCGGTCAATAAGGCCCCGTGAAGCACCCACCCATAGACCCTCCGGGCATGGTTCGTCAATGTGGATGAAGTCGTAGTCGGTGCTTTCCACACTTTGTGGATCGTTGAGCCAGGAACGAACGGTTGCGAACCGGAGCACCGAGCCATTGCTGCACTCCACAATGTAGATTTTGCCCTCATGGTTGCGTGTTGTGCGCTTGATGAAACCATCGCGTGGGAGAAACTTCCAAAGTTTACCCTCATCGCCACGGTTGGACGTGTAGACTTCATCAATCTTTTCCCAGTTTGTTCCTACGACTAACCCCTTGACGGGGCGTTGGGGAATGCCGTCCCGTCGTGCTGGATCGTCCTCTGACATCCAAGCACGTTCGCCACGGAGCCATGCACAGTCTTCGGCACAGCCTGAGGTGCTTTTGCCCGAACGGTTGCCGCCAAAGATGGCTTTGCGGCGAACGATGGAACGGTGAAATGCATCTTGCTTGGGGTGTGGCTTATAGTAAAGTAAACCGTCATTACGTATCGCTGCTATCTTCTCCCTAAGAAGTTTTACCTTCTTACGACGTATTAAAGACAGCTCGATGTTGTCCGTGGCGATCATGCAAGGCTACGTTCCACCAATTTGTCTTTCAACCACTTGTAAACCCGCCATGTTGCGCGAAGGTCGTGGAGAGCGTTGTGTGCGTGCTCGAGGGTTTCTCCAAAGGCGAATTGGTAAACTTCGCTCAAGCGTGGCCACTTTGGTCCGTACGGGCCAGGAACGTTGCAGACGTCCGTGCTATTACGCATTGTGCAGAACAAAGGTCGCTCGACAAACGGGTCAGGGAGTCCGAAGCGAACAAATTCACTTTTCAACACGAAAGAATCGAAGTCGATGTTGTGGGCAACGAACCAGTCAGCATGGACGGCAAGGTCTTGGAAAAGCACAAGGGCGTTATGAAGGCCGACGCCGGTTTCGACAGCTTTCTTCGTTGTGATGCCGTGGACGCGCGCAACGTCGTCGGGGATGGAGAAAGATGGAGTGATGACAACGTTGATGCAAGCTAGCTCGTCGAGGCCCTCAGTGAGGAGGCAGGCCAGTTGGACGAGCCGTGGCTGGAGAGGGTCGGTGAGAGGGCGCTTGAAGTCGGCCTTCCCGGTTGTTTCCGTATCAAATAACAAAACCTTGTCCGGCATAACAAAGGAAAACTAACTAGCTAGCGCGACTACGTCGCACGGCCCTTGTGACC